AGAATATGAAGCAGAATTTGCTAACCTAGAGTTAGCAATGTCGCATGCAAAAGAATTAAATGTTTGCGTTACCATTGTAGGTAACGGTATTGAAGTTGTTGGCATGTTTGGTGCCGACGGTGTTAAAAATGGTAAGACTCCAGATGGAGTTGATTACACTTGGATGAAAAGGAGATCGCAATGAGAAAGATGGCTACTATTCGTAAAATTGATTCTATTCGTCCCATCGAAGGGGCAGATGCAATTGAGTGTGCAATCGTTGGCGGATGGACTGTTGTAATTAAGAAAGGCGACTATGCTGTAGGCGATCTTGCGGTTTACTGCGAAATTGATTCTTTCATCCCTACTAGTATCGCACCTTTTCTCACCAAGCCAGGACACTACGCTAAGGAGTTTGAAGGTGTAGAAGGCGAACGTTTACGCACAGTTAAACTTCGTGGACAGTTGAGCCAAGGCCTGTTGCTTCCTTTTACTGCCGCAATGGCAATTCAGATTGGAGCAGGTCCTGGTGCAAAATTTGAAGATTACATTGGCGTAGATGTATCAGACTTGCTTGGTATCAAGAAGTACGAAGCACCTATCCCTGCAATCCTTGCCGGAGAAGTTAAGGGCATGTTCCCTTCACGGATTCCTAAGACTGATCAAGAACGTGTTCAGAACTTGTCAGTTGAATTTGGACAATGGGTAGAAGAAGAACTAGGATGGGAAGTTACTGAAAAGCTAGATGGTAGTTCAATGACTGTTTACTTTATGGACGGTGAAGTTGGTGTTTGCTCACGTAATCTCGACCTCAAGCACAATGTTGATAACTCATTGTGGCGTGCCGCATACAAGAATGAACTGCCTGCTAAGTTGACTAGCATTGGACGTAACATTGCTATCCAAGGTGAACTTATTGGCAATGGTATCCAAGGCAACATTTACAAGATGCGTGACCAAGACTTTTATGTCTACGACATTTACGACATTGATGCAGGACGTTACTTTACTCCTGCTGAACGTCAAGAATTCGTAAAGGCACACAACTTGAATCATTGCCCGATCGTTGCTTACAATGCCAAGTTGTTTGATACTCTTGGTATTTCTAGAGTTGAACAGGTCTTGAAGTTTGCCGAAGGTAAGAGTGTTCAAGGTGATGCAAAGCCAGAACGAGAAGGACTTGTATTCAAGTGTTCTACTAAACAAGTATCGTTCAAGGCTATTTCTAACAAGTTTCTTTTGAAACACGGAGATTAAGATGAAGATGTATATTTGTATTAAGCAGGATACTCCTGTTGGTATGGCTATGAATGCGGCCGCTCACGCAGGATTGATGTGTCATTTGGAATTCAATGAAGATCAAGACTACGTGCAGTGGCTTCGTAAGAGCTTTAAGAAAGTAACCTGCGCCGTAACTGACGCAGAGTTTGCCATGCTTAAGAGCTTGGATAAGAATATTGTTGTAACAGAGTCACGAATGAACAATGCCGAATTGGCTGTTGTTTTGTGTCCACGCCACGACAATGAATGGCCAGAGTTTGTTAATTTGTTGAAATTGTGGAAATAATATGCCATGGATTGAAAATGTAGCCGCAGATGATATTCCAAAAAGGTTTCATCACGAGGCAGGCGAAAACAGTATGCTGATTAGCATTACTGATCCTGCCAGCTGGCGCCCTACTCCTGCACACAAGTTCAAAGAAATTCATAACTTTGAATTTTTGGATGTAGAAGAAAAGGACGAAGTATTAGACGAAGCTATGAAGTGCAGTCACGAAGATGCCGCAAGGCTTGTGGCTCTTTTACAACACGCACTAGACAACCGTATGAATGTGGTTGTTCATTGCTTTGCGGGTATTTGCCGTTCAGGTGCAGTATGCGAAGTTGGTGTTATGATGGGTTTCCAAGATACCGGACGCTTTCGTAGCCCTAATTTGCTGGTCAAGCATCGCATGATGAAAGCCCTAGGGTGGACATACGATGCCGACGAAAAGCCTAACATTGATGATTGGCGTTCGTTTAAAAATGATTTTTAAGGAAGTCAAAATTGAACGTCGATTGGCAAATTTTGATAGTGACAGTAATAGTAATAGGTGCTATAATACATACTGTTAGATCGTTATGCCTAGGTGATAAAAAATCAAAGTGTCACGATTGCGCTAATAAATGTAGCGAGTTTAAACCAGATCCAAAAGCAATTTGGATAAAGAAAGAATAAAATGGCAAAGTGTTATCAATTGATCGGTGTACCAGGCGCCGGAAAATCTACTTGGGTATCTAACCAAGACTGGGCAGATAACTGCGTTCATATATCCACTGACAAATTTGTGCTAGCCTATGCCATATCTCAAGGTAAGACATATTCAGAAGTGTTTGATGAATATATGCCAACGGCTGTTGACATGATGGTCGCTGAAGTTAACCAAGCACGAGAAGCAGGTAAGGACATTATCTGGGATCAAACTAGTACTTCTGTTAACAGTCGTAAGCGTAAATTCAGGATGTTACCAAATTATGAGCATATTGCTGTAGTGTTTAAGACACCAGAACCAGAAGAACTTGCTCGTCGTTTGGCAAGCCGTCCGGGCAAGAACATTCCAGATCACGTTATGCGTAGCATGATTGATGGTTTTGAAATGCCGACAGAAGATGAAGGCTTTAAGGAAATTTGGTTTGCTGGTTGACAAACTGGTAAAACCACTGTATAATTAATACATACAGAAACACTAAGGAGGGCGACTATGATGGTTATCGTAAAATTTAACGGCAAGTGGGTACACGTTGTTAAGTTCGCCCGCGATGTGAAATTTAGCAACGAACAAGACTGGTTTATGGTTTGCTTCGACTTTGAAAAAGCAAATCGTAAACGTGAACAATTTAAATGGATTCCTGCTTCAACTCGGTTTGAAGCTGTTAAGGAAATCATAGGAGAATAAAATGAAAACTTATGTAACGTCGGATCTGCATTTTGGGCACACAAACATCATGAAGTTCTGCCCATTAACACGGGCACGTTACAAAGATGTTTCGTCAATGAATGAACTGATGATCAAGGAGTGGAACGAAATTGTCGAGCCAGGGGATTTAGTTTACATCTTAGGCGATGTAGCATTTATGTCAGGCAGTGATGCTGGGCGTATTATGAGTCGCTTGAATGGGGACAAGATCTTAATCGAAGGTAACCATGACCGTAAGACATTGATGGATGCAACATTCCGTAAGTCTTTCAAGGAAGTACACAAGTACTTGTGGTTAACTTATGAAGGTACTCAAGTAGTTATGTTCCACTACCCAATCGCAGAATGGGATCAAATGCACAGAGGTTCTGTTCACTTCCACGGTCACCTACATGGTAATACTAGTGGAATGGAAGAATTCCGATGTGTTGATGTTGGAATGGATGCAACAGGCTTTATTGTTATTTCGATGGAAGATGCTATTCGAAAAGCAATGAAGGGAAAGATCAAGGGACATCATGTTTAAGGATGAATTGAAGGAGTACGTAAATTCTAGTAACCTAGTTAACATGAAGGAAGCTGGGGATGGTCTTTACGTATTGAAGTACAAGAAGAAAGTGTTCTACGATAACCTATGGAACGACTATATAGCCGAATGCCGTGGGACTATTGTAGATGCTGACTTCAACCTAGTAACATATCCATTTACTAAGATCTATAACTATGGTATCGAAAAGGAAGCACCAGTGCTTGCTCCAGATACTAAGGTTACAGCATATCGTAAAGTCAACGGCTTTATGGTTGCTATGACTTGGTATAATGGCGATGTGTTAGTGTCTACTACAGGTAGCACTGATTCGGACTATGTTGGTTATGCTAAGGAAATGATGCTCAAGCACATGCCATGGGCTAACTGGCAAATGGAACTAAAGTCAGCAGAAGGTATGACCTTGATGTTTGAATGTGTGCATCCAAAAGATCCACACATTGTTCCAGAAGATGCTGGTATGTATTTCTTAGGTTGCCGTGAAAACTCATGGGGCTCTAAGGTAGAGATGTATGGCAATGATATAGCTGATTGGGCACGTGCCTATGCGTTGAGCCATTTAAAGTGTGGATATGCGGAAGCTGTTCATACTACTATTGGCAACCTTGTAGAACACACAAAGAACGTTCGTCATGAAGGTTTTGTATTTTACACCGCAGACAATGTGAGTGCTAAAATCAAAAGCCCTTACTACTTGACTTCAAAGTGGGTTGCACGTAATCCTCGCACAGATAAACTTTTTGATATGAACAACGATATCAAAAAGAATTTAGACGAAGAATACTACCCATTGGTTGACGCGATCCGTGCTAATATAGTACAATATACAGCTATGGACGAGCAAGCTCGCCTAGAGTGGGTACGTAACTATATGGAGACATTGTGAAAGACGAAAGCCATTTACCCGTTGCAGAACAGAGCCTAGTGTTCCGTTTACGCAAGCGGGCAGAAATACGCAGGCAGATTCCAGGTAGGTTAGCAGTTATAGAAGGGAAACCGGATAGGATTGCTAATCTTTTGGACGAAGCCGCAGACGAAATAGAAAAATTAATGCAAAAACTTGTTGACAAACAATAAGATAGACTATATAATTAATACTTGAAACAAACAAAACAGTTTTTAGGATCGATACAGCAATCTTTATTACTTGATACGTAAAACAAAAGACGATCCTGTCATTTAAACGAAAGGAGAACCAAATGACATTTGCACAAGCAGTTATCGCAAATCCAACTCCAGCTCGTACCGAAAACGGTATGAAGGCTAAGGCACATTCGGGTTCAGCCCTTGTAGACTTGTTCTACAAGATTGGCGCAAGCCGCGGTAAGTCTGTAACCGCAGACTTTGAAAAGGCTTTCCAAGCCGATTCAGATATCGCGATGAAAATCGCATTGTGGTCACGAGATGTTCGTGGTGGAGCCGGTGAACGCCAGCTGTTCCGTGATATCCTGTTGCACTTGGAAAAGTTGCACCCAGAAACCCTGGAAGCAGTTCTTCCTTTCGTTAGTGAGTTCGGCCGTTGGGACGACTTGCTAATCTTCAAGACTGAAAAGTTCAAGCACCTAGCATATACCTTAATCGGTGATGCATTGCGTGAACGCAACGGTCTTGCGGCAAAGTGGATGCCACGCCAAGGTCCAATTGCAGTTGAAATCCGTAACTTCTACGGAATGACTCCAAAGCAATATCGTAAGAGCCTAGTTGCCCTTACCAATGTTGTAGAACAAAAGATGTGTGCCCAAGACTGGGATAACATTGAGTTCGGCAAGTTGCCTTCATTGGCTTCTGCTCGTTACAACAAGGCTTTTGGTCGTAACGCTAAGGCGTCATACGAAGCCTACAAGGCTCGTTTGACTGCTGGTACCGACAAGGTAAATGCTAACGCAGTTTACCCATACGATGTCATCAAGACCTTGCGTCATGGTGGAGATCGTGTAGTTGCAGATGCTCAATGGGCATCATTGCCAAACTACATCGGTGATGCTAGCGTTATGCCTTTGGTTGACGTTAGTGGTTCGATGAGTTGCCCAGTTGGCGGAAACGCTAACTTGCAATGTATCGATGTTGCGTTGTCATTGGGCTTGTACTGTGCTGACAAGAACACAGGTGTATTCAAGGATACATTCTTGACTTTCAGTGCTAAACCAAAGGCACAAGTTGTTAAGGGTACACTTGCTCAGAAGATGAGCCAAATGGACTCTAGCGACTGGGGCATGAATACTAACCTACATGCGGCGTTTGACGAAATCTTACGCATTGCAGTAAAGGGCGGTGTGAACGCAAGTGACATGCCTAAGACCTTGTTGATCCTTTCGGACATGCAGTTTGATCAATGCGTAAGCTACGATGACTCTGCTCACCAAATGATCAAGCGCAAGTACAAGGAAGCAGGATACGAAGTTCCTAACATCGTATTCTGGAACTTGAACAGTAAGGACAATGTCCCTGTCAAGTTCGACAAGCGTGGAACCGCACTGGTGTCTGGGTTCAGCCCAGCAGTTATGAAGGGCATCTTAAGTGGTGCTGACATGACTCCAGAAGGCATCATGCTTGCCACAGTTGATGTAGAACGCTACAGCGTTTTATAAATACTTTGTAAGGCTAGGTTCAGCAATTTTCATATTACTATGGAATGCCCTTTGGGCTAGAGGAGTTTCGATAAGTCTCCTCGATAAAAACAAAAAGTAGACAACTAGCCTGTTATTTTTTAGGATGGGTACAGCAATGTACTTATAACGAAGGTCTGGGGAAACTCGGACGGCTGGCCCGGCTTCATAAGGGCTTTGTGTCTAGTCGAGATACTAGGATCGAGCGTAATCGATTTACGATAGGGTCGGGGTAGTAACTCCAGTATTGGTAAGGAAATCGACCAGAAAATAAATCCAACCGACTACAACCATCCTGTTAAAAAGCACCTTCGGGTGCTTTTTTATTTTAGGATGGGTACAGCAATGTACTTATAACGAAGGTCTGGGGAAACTCGGACGGCTGGCCCGGCTTCATAAGGGCTTTGTGTCTAGTCGAGATACTAGGATCGAGC